GTTAGCTATCTCCCAATCAATCTCAGCATAAGGAATCGCAGCAATGTAAGATGGTAGCGTGTACCACTTCATCGCAGGTCGGTAGTTCCTTAATGCAAGTATCTGTTTACCTATTGGATTCGCAGCATCGAAGTCTGGAATGAAATGGAAGTTGGTATCTTCAAGTGTTTGCTTGTTCTTTGGTTTGCTCCAATCGTTTGAATAGAACCATCCGTTCTCATCTTTGCTCCTGCGTATCTTAGTGAAGTCTACATGATAGAAATCAAAGTCTATTTTATTCTTAGCCCATACAACTTCAACATAACATGAATCTGAAATCTCAAAGTCCGCTGCAAGTTTAAGAGCAATGTCCGAGATGGTTTCTCCGTATCTGTTTACCTTGCCAAGCTCATGTATCAGCAAGCTCTTACGTTCTATATTCAATCCAACCAAATCTATATCCACTCCGTTACCTGCAATGTAGTGTACCTTAGCATTGATTAATGAGTTGTGAGTGTTTGCTCTGTTGTATAATTCTATTAAGTATTGCGGATATAAATTCACAAAGCCAGGTTCGTTGCCAAACACAATCCAATCAGTATCTTTTCTCTCTACAAAGACAGGCGGCTTATGTGTTGCAAAGTTTACAACCATCAACTCATTGTTTGGATTCAGTCCGTATATTTTTCTGTCTTCGTTTTCCATTATGGTATATTATGAACAACTAATGTATCTGGTGTTGTTGAGTTTGTTGCTGTGTCGGCTGTTGTTGTTGTAACAATGAACATCCCATCTTCAAGAAGTGTTGTTGTGTTTGCTACGGATAAGTTCGTTGGCGAAGTCTGCTCGAATACTCTGTAATAATAATTCCCTGCGCTTACTAAATTTATCTTACCATTGACAGCATCCTCAGCTCCTGCAGCAACTTCTTCAACACTTAACAAGTTGTATCTATAAGTGAACTGAGATGTGTCGGCAGAGATGAATGTCTTTGTGATATTACTTTCAACACTTCGCATCTCGATTAAAAAGTAGGGAGATGTGAGTGTAACTTTCTCCGTTAGAGTAAGGCACAATGTTGATGTCGTATTTTTTGCGATGTATTGCATTTTTCAAAGTTATAAAAAAAGCCGCATAATCAAACGCGGCTTTAAATAATATTTTACAAACTAATTTACTGCCCTATGGATAGTGTAGCAAAACAGCCCGCACTCATTGGAGTTGCTCCAAGTGGTTCGTTACCTGTCATTGTAATCACATATCCATTCATCTCGCCAAGTTTCTTTCCTGTTTGCGTTGCAATAGTTGATACCATTGAGCTGCGTGTAAGTCCGATAACAAAGTAACTGCCATCAACCATCTTAGCGATTGCCATCAACCTTGCTTGTACCATTGTAGCAAGTAGGTTTCTGTTCTTCGCTGACATTGAATACTGATTCCAAACAAGTGATTGTGCATAGAATCCAGTCCAAGTGTCTGTTGAACCTGTGAACGATTCTGTGTATGCAGCATTCTCTTGCTCCATGTCGAACTGCCAGAACTTAGTTGATGCGGCTTGTGTCATTGCTGTAATCGTTCCAGATACTATTGTATAACCAGATGTCTGAGTTATATTTCCGAACTCCGTTAAGTATATCTTATCAATACCAGGTATGCCATCACGACAAGCTGTATATCTTCCTTCAATAAATGTACATGCCATATTTTAAAATTTTAAAAAGGAAGTGAGTGAACACTTCCTTCTGATTAAGAATTTTTGTATTGAACGATTTGGTCAAAGTATTTAGCATTGATTCCATAGCGGAATCTAACATACATCTTTAATAAACGCGTGGTTTTGTCAAAAAACACATCGAATTGCTCTGCATCTGTGATAGATACACAGCCAATCATTACGTTAGATGGAACTAAGCCAAGTATTCTATGTTGAACCGCTGTTGGTAGAGAACCTGTCTCAACAGGATTTCCGCTATTAAGCTCTGGTAGTGCTACAATCTTAGTCAATGAACCTGGATACAAGTATTCTCCTACTGTATTGTTGTCCGCTCCTTGCATGAAGAAGTTGAAGTTACCAAGATTCTTTAACGCTTGTAAAGACAAACGATAATCTTCTTGAGATAACCAAATCTCTGGTTGCTCCCCTAAGATAGCATTCGGCAACTTGCTAAATACAATTTCATCAAGAATAGTCAAGATGTTTACAGCTGTGATTCCTGTTGTTTGAGTGGCTGCTATTGCAGTTCCGTTAGCATCAATCAAAGCAAGTAATCCATTAAACTGCTTCAAATAAGTTGCGTTGGTATAAAGTGTGTTTCCTTGTACTAACTGCATACCGATATTTCTTGATAACACAGTAGACATACGATCCATAATCGGTTGGAATATCTCCACCTCTTGCGAATTAGTTTGTTTCTTTAGATACTGACTTGTAAAGTATGCCTCTAAATCATTTCTACACCAAGACAATTCAACAGCTATTGGAGTTGTTGATAGTGTTACTTGTGATGGAGTTGTTACTCCAGATGAGTTGAACGCACAGTCTGTTCCTGATTGGAATGGTACTGTTTGCTCTAATTTTGGAAGTTTTTGTGTTCCAAAAATGCCCTCACGAATATCAACACCTCGCCCAAATATCTTTGAACCTGTCATTGATTTAGTGATGAATTCTCCTGCTTGTTCGTTTACCCATGTGGCTAAACTGTCATGTCAAATGCCATAATTTTATTTTTTTATATTGGTTATTAATTAAATTAAATTTCTCCTGCTACTTTTCTGCGCCATGCTTCCATCTCAGCCATCTTCACTATCTTGTTCTTAGGGATAGATGTTGCTTCAACTTGTGGCATCTTTGCAAATGCTTCAAATGTATTTAGTGTGCTTTCTGCAAACTTTCTAAGTTCTTCCTTATCGGATTCTAACTTTATTATTGTTGCTTTTAGTTCGTTGTTAGATGTCATTGCTTCTTGTTTAGCTATATTCATAGCTTCTTCAATAGCAGCGATTCTGTTTTCGCATTCAACCATGCGAGGTGTTAAGTCTTCAGCCATAGCTTGATTTGTTTGAACAATTTCTTCATCCGATGGTTCGATTGCTTCTTCCGCAATCATTTCAAGTGTAGTGATAAGTCCAGATTCAACAGTTATGTTGAAGGTCTTACCATCAACAGCAAGTTCATAAGAGCCATCTGCAACAGGAACAACAGTACCATCCGCTGCAACAACTGAAATCGGAACACCGATTGCCGCCATGTCAGCTTCAATTCTTAATACTGTTCCATCTGCTTGTGCGTAGTCTTTGAACGACTGCTTGCCTGTTATTAGCTTAATAGTAGAGGCATAAACCTCTCTAAAGTTTTCTAATATATTTTTCCTTGTGTCTTCCATACAATATACAATAAGGTAAAATTTATCAAATGTTATAAAACCCCTAATTTTTTTCTTAGAGCAACTAACTTTTCGTGAAGTGATTCAAGTGATTTCTCATTCGCATCTACAAGATACTTATGTTCAAAAATTCCCTCTACGCTGAATCCTTTGAACACTCCTGTCTTGATGAAGTCGTTCCACATCTCATCGTTATCAACTTTGAATGAGCCGAACCATGAACCATCTGCAAGCTCGCCATATCCTGCTGGTGCAATCATGCCTCGTGTCTTATCAATGAACAATGATTCAATCATGTACACTCCATCCACCTTGCGCTGTTCATCGTGCATCATATTGACATTGGAAGTGAATCCGTTGCGGAAGTATTTCTGTATAATCTTGAAGATAGTTTCTTTGTCAAAGATGCAGTAGTATTCGCCCATTGAATCGTTCCGGTATATCGGCATCCCTGCCACCATCAATGCGCCAGACACAATTCTGCGTTCTTCGTTGCCAATGAACATCTGCTTGCGTTGCTCAGCGAATGCCATCCACTTCATGTCGATTGCAGGTGCATCCACGAATGCAACATAATCAACACCACTTTTGTCGTTATCATCGTCATTGATAACAAGTTTATAGACAGGTAATTTCTTTTCCATAGTTTATTCGATTAGTGCTTTAGTTTTTATTTTTTCTACTGTGTCATTTGCTGAATGTATATCTGTTTGTGTTACATAGACTTTAACAGGCGGAGTGTTTACAGTTCCGTTTGCGTTCAAGTTTGTTGATGTGTTGTTCACTCCGTTGTTCATTCCAGACTGCGAGAATGAACCTATGTTGCCGCCTCCTGTATCTGTTGATGTACTTGCCGAGCTTCCGAACTGCGTTGCTTTAATCTTCGCTATTGCAGCAATAGAACCTGCCGCTGAGATTGCTGCGTATAAACCACCCCAAATAGGAGCTAACGATGCTGTAACACCTCCTGCCTCTGCTGCTCTTAATCCTGCTCCGTATGCTGTGAGTCCGTTTTGTATTCCTGTGATAACTGCGTTTGAGATTTGAAGTTTCTTATTTACCTCAAACTGTTTTTTGAGAATTACCTGTTCTTTGTCGCTTCCTTTTTCTACTCCGCTTAATTTGTTAGTAAAATAAGTATCCGACATCGATTGCAAGCCATCATTTAATTGCTTAGTAGATTCAAGTGTTAAATTAGTAGCAGCCAATATAGCTGCTCGTCTTTTTGCTTTTTCTTTTGCAATTTGTTCTTCAATTTCCCTTTGTATTAATATGCCTTCATTAATCTTTATTCCTATAATAGCATTCGATGTTTCTTGTTCATTTAATAGTCTTGATTCTTGTTGAAGTTTTAATGTCGCATCTTGTTTAACTACTTTCATCTCTGTATTTATATCTTCAATCCGTTGCAGTCTTTTCTTTTCTGTTTCTATTGCCGCCTCCTTCTCCTCCGCTGCTCTTTTCGCTGCTGCTGCTGCATCTTCCGTTTCTTTCTTTTTTCTTGCAGCTTCAATCTTTGCTGCCTCTGCCGCATTGTCCCCTGCAAGTTTAGCTCCCTCTTGACTTACTTTTATAGATTGAATAAAGAGGTCGTTTTCTGCTGCGAATGCTGCTCTTTTTGTTTCAAGAGTTGCTTTTAAATTCTCAACATTTCTAAGTGCAATTTCTTTATTATTCCTTACAGCTCTTACGTTGCCCAATTCATCATATACTTTTCTATCTTCGCTATCTTGTTTTAGTGCATCAGTATTTGCATCTCTAATCTCATTTAAAAGTTTCTGCTCCTCCTCAGCAAACGCCATTGAATTCTTATCAAGTATCGCCTGCTTTGACTTAACCATCGACACATCAATAATACTTTGAGCTAAATCGTCATATCCAATCTTCGCCTTGCCAAGTGCAAAGTCTTCATCTGTAAAGTTTTGAAATGTTAGCGGATATGTCTTTTGTAGTTCAACCTGTGCTTCTTTTCTATCTTTTAAACTTGTGTTCTGGTCGGTAGATGCTCTGTATAGATTATCAAGATTTGTCTTTTCTACCGCTGAATTTTTTGCTCCTTGAATGGATGCTTCATTGAGTTCTGTTTTTACTTTTAGAATGCTTTGCCCTGCATCTGTAAACTGATTAAAGAAATTCTTTACATCATCCCAATATGCAACCAATGCTCCAACAGCAATGACAAGCAATCCGATGCCTGTTGCTGCTATGCCTACCTTCATTCCTTTCAGCGCATCAACTGCTGACTTGCCGAAGTCTGATGCTACTGTCTTAGCATTCTTGAACGCATCGCTTAATCCTTCCAATCCCCTTAGTCCATCTGCGAATGCCATTGCAGCTTGTACTCTCAGCAATGCTTGTTCCACTTCCTCAGACTTGCTTCCAAACAATGCCGCTGCTCCTGTTGCCGCTGCGAATCCACTTGCTATTGATGAACCAACCTTTGTGAACGCTTCGAACTTCCCTGCGCCCATCTGAGACTTGATGGCATCGTTCAAATCTTCAATCTCGTCTTTAGTGTTGGCTAACTTCTTTAACGTTGCTGTGTATTCCTTAGAGGATGCATCCAATCCCTCCAATGCTGTTTGAGTTTCTTTGAACTCTGCTTTGAGTTGCTTAAGTGATTTCGCACCATCATCAACATCAACATTAACTTTTAAATTTTCTACTATTGCCATTTTGTTAGGTTATTGCGGTTATGTACCAAACTGAATTCCTGTAAGTGTAGACTGCCGAATGATACGCATTCAAGTCATCATGTCCTGAGCCATTCTCCATCAATGCGCCATCAACTATTGTTACTACTACCTTCTTTCCTGTTGCGCTCACACACTTAATCTCTATGCGCCATCCATTCGCTATTGTGAGCAGCTCAGGAAGGTCAAGTGTTGCGTTGTTAGTGATGTCCATAATAACAAGTTTGTTCAAGTCAAGTGATGTTGATTTGTACCCTGCTGTCTTGCGAACTATGTTAGCGAATCCGTATATTATATTGTTTACTATCGTTTGATTGTTGTATCTTGAATCAAAGATTGTGTTCTGGCAGTTTACTGCTGTGATATTTGTTGTGTTTGGAGCTGCTGTGCATCCACTTGTATTGATGAATGATACGTTCCTGCACATTGAACCGATGAAGTTGTTGTTGCCGATAACCATTGCACCAACAGCGGATGGATCAATGACATTGTTATCTCCTCTATTGATTGAACCATTGGAGTTCGCTCCGTTGTTGTTCACTCCTACTCGTTGAACATTCTGCGGAAGTATCTCATCGTAACCATTGAACACAGTCCACCCAGAGCCATTCGTGTCGGCAACTGTTGGCGAGAATGGAACTCCGTTAAGTATGCGAATGAACTCACACTTAGTCGGTACATTCTGCGCTGCATCGTAGTCTATAATCTTGTTGAGGCGGAAGTTTTCTCCCTCGAAATAAAAAGTATCTTGAAAAGTAAGCGTTTCAATGTCCGATGAATTGAGATGGAAGTATGCGCTGACTATCTTTGAGTTGATACCTGTAATCTCATCAATGAACACCCTCCAGAATCTATTGAACAAGTTGTTATCTGTGTACTTGCTTGCTGTGTAGAACACCTCTTTAGGCACACCGAAGTTCAAGTCGTATGTTGGATTCTCGACATCGTCAAGATGTCCGCAGTAGCCATAATGTGTTGCAACTGTTGTTCCGCTTACTTGTATTATGTTGTAAGGGAACATTGTTTCTTTGACACCTCCGTAATATATTATTCGGATGTTGCCTGTCTTTGCTGAGATTGTTCCTGTTGAATCAACTTGATAGATGCGAGGGATAACCCTATCCGTTCCGTTGCGGTCTGCCAATGGAGTTGCTGAGAATATTGTTTCAGTTATCTTTTCGGCATTTATAAAGTCATTGTCGATATCGTATCTTAGTCGTGCATAATTCTCAGTCCATCTATCTTGATAGAACTTGTTGAAGTAGTCTTCATCGCTCTTAAATTGGTATAAGTAAGTTCGTGCATCAAGTTCTCCCATAGGCATAATCTCAATGTCTTTGCTGAGGTCTAACTTGTAACTCCAATCATTGATGGTTGTATCAGGATAGAAGTCGTTGCGTGGTTCAATGATAAGAAGATTCTGCGTTTGTTTGGATTGCTCAATGTATATGTTGAACATCTTGAATATCGAAGATAAAAAGTCTTTTTGTTTGATTTTTGTAGGCAAGACTTGATTCATGTTTACAATATCTCCCTCTGAGATTACAGGATTCTGCAAGAACGCTTCAAATGAACATCCTGTTACGAAGTTTAATTCTGTGTATCCTGTGCCACCTGCATACACAGAGGCAGCTCCGTATAAGTTAGTCATGTAGAATTGAGAATAAAAGACAGCGTATATCTTATCTCCTCCGTATATCGTTACATTGCCTGTTGATAGTTGCCCTGTGAATGTTGAGGATATTGTTCCAGATGTGATTGTCGAGGCAGTAATTATATTCATTGAATCTGCTGCAAGTCCACTTGAACTTGCATAGACATCATGTGAACCTATTACTGTTATGATTCCTGTACTTCCAAGATTATAAATGTTGATGCTCCCTAACTTCTTAGGAGTAGCCGACACGCTTGCTGTTGCTCCTGTTGGATAGTGCTTTATGCTTGCTGATACATTGAAATTGACCTTGTATTGTGCGCTGTATGGTACAGTAAACTGATTCGTTATTATGCTGTAGTTGTTACCTGCATCGTGGTTCGTGCCTGTTGAATCATCTTGAAAGTCAATGACTGTTGCGATTCCACCATTGCCATCAATAGTTGCTATCTGGTTGCTTGTATTTGTTGCTTTGAATGTCCGTTCATTGACTGCTGTTTCTCCAAGTGTGAGCTGTCCGCCTCCGAATGGTATTATCAACTTTGAAAACTCCACAGAATTAAAGAATGTTGATGTGTATTGAAACCCTGCTGCATTGATTATCTTATCTACAATAGTCTTTACATACACCGATGGCAAGAAGTCTGTGATAATGTAATTCACATCGTTATTCCTACCGAAATCAATCATCGGATACACATACCCATCGCCAAGTGTGAATGGGAAGTCTGCTGCGTTCTTTTGTATCTTTAAACTTAACGAATCAACTACATGCGGATAGTTTAAGATGTGATTGTACTCACTCAAGTCTATGTCGGTCAATAGCAGTTCGCCTATGTTGATGAACAAGTCTTTGAGCTTGCCAAACACATTGCATTGATATTCTATCTTGTAATCGGCTTCGCTTTTATTGATGGCAACAAGTTGAAAGTAACCTGTGAAGATTATATTGTCATCGAACATGATTATCACATCGGCTTTCTTGTTCGGATTGATAGGCATGTTTGAATTTACACTACCACTTGAATTGACATCAACTGAGATGTCAAAGAGCATACCGAACAAGTCATTGTTTACCGATGTACCTGGTATCGTCAATGTCTTGCTGAATGATGTGTTGCGTTTCTCTGGATTGCGAATGTCAGCAATGGCAAAGTTCAAAGGCATACTGATTTCATCAATCAAATCAACATCGTATCCGTTCAGTAATATTCTTGTCCTCATTAAAATTGTTGTCTAATTCTCATCGTTGAAAACTCCATCATAAATTCTAAGCTAAATAGTTTCTCCCTTGAAGTAGTCTTCCATGTGAAGTTGGTATCTGTTATGTTCACAGGAATCAATGAATAATCTCCATAAGTAACTAACACATCTGGCGAGCTGAATAGTTCTTCAAGCCATGTAGCTTGTTCGTCTGTTATCCATCCTGTCATCAACTTCACAGAATCTTGAATCATTGTTTGATACTGTACTTTGTTTCTATCTGTTTGTGAGTAGATATACGCTGTTGAATGCCAACTGCCTTGCCTCTTTTTGAATGTAGACTTTGTTGCTGTTGATGTCTTCAATGGCTGTCCGAAGAAGTTCATTGAATCATATCCGCCAAGTTTATTCAAGAATGTTAGCGTGTAGGTTTCTGATATAGGAGAGCAGTATTCTATTAAGTTGAATGTTCTAACTTCTGATATTACATGTCCTGAATCTAATAGCACAACTGTATAGTAACTTGTTGCTGCATCCATGCCTATTGAATTGACAATGTTAGCCGCTCCGCATCCAACTTGTTGAATGGTTGCTGTAAGTCCTAATGTGTCGGCTGTATGGTCTGACTGCAACAGCCCACCTGCGCTGTTGTATTGACGAATAAAAACATCAACAACATCGCTATTATTGTTGATGAATGATAGCCAAAAATAATCTTGTAGTCTTACTTGAATGTTATCTGGAATGTTTGTTAAGAATCTTGATGGCACATTTAATCCCATGTTGAAGTCATCAACAGTTATTAATCCCTGAGTGAAATCAACGTAATCAATCGCTGCTATGAATGTGATTTGTGATACTGTTTCTAAGTCTGGATATTCAACTATGCCAGAGGTAGCTCCGTATTCTTCTCCAAACTTTACTGTATAGTTAGCATAAGACTTCGTGCAGTCTATAAATTGTACCAAGTCATCCGTTGGTGGATCGCTTGTCATGTAGTTGCGAACTATTCCTGCTACGTCAAAGTAGCAATAGCCATTCGAGGGATTCGCAGGAAGTTTCTTGCGGATGAACACAGTAGGATACGCATCGTTGTAAATGTCGCAGATGAACTTGAAGTTAGCGTTGCCAACATTCGAGGATTCAACTGAGAACACCATGTTGTTGTATGCAGGTGCAATGAGGTCTGGTTGTGAGTTGATTGTGATTGCCATTTTATTTTGATATTTTTTGCAGTGCTATTTTTACATCCTTGCCTGTTTGTTTCCTGAGTTCATCTTGAAGTTCGGTTTTGAATTTATCAATCTCCTTTGAAAAGAATCCACTCCCTTTGTAACCGAATCTCTTTATAGTTCCTTTCTTTAAGATTGCCCTTGATATTCTGAATGCAGCTTGCAGTCTTTTCTTTTCTGTTTCTGTTCCTTTGATTCCTTTCTTAGCAACAAGCCATCTGCTAATCTTAGGCATCAACTCAGTCATGTTTGCCTTGCTGTAACCTTTCGGCTTCGTGCCTTGATCCACATCCTCCCAATAGTCTTCAGCTAAGAATACTATCTGATAAGTCGCTCCCATGTGTTTGATAGGGAGCTGAGGTTGTATAGATGCTTGTAGCTTTCCTGTTGCAATGGTGTCATCATTGCTGATATTATCACGCATCGCTTGAATGAAGTCAGCACATGCCTTGCCGATGCCATGTTTAACATTCTCAAACATATCTTTGCCCTTGCCCTCAGTTGATAGCAAAGACTTGAACAAGTCAGTTTCAAAGTTATGTTTGTTTGAGAATTGAGGCATATTTTATTAATCAATTAAATCTTCTTTCTCTTTATAAAACATTGCAGTCCGTAACGCTCTGCAAACATTTAAGTTTAAAAAATAATCCCACTTCGTTGCATCGTGATTGCTCATGTTATCAAGCATGACTATAAATCCCCAATAAGCAGCGAACTCTCCATATCCTTCAACTCCTTTCCGATTAGCTCTAATTTTCCGTTTGCCGAGATTACTAAATTGTTCATTAAGCCCTCTAAGAGATTGCAAAAAAAAACACTCAGCGGATAGGCAATAGTTATCGGACAAACCTTCATCCGTTCAATCTTCTCCTCCATTGTCATCTTCACTTTGAACAGTCTGTATGGTTCGCAGAATATCGCCATCAACTCAGGCAGTTTCTTGATGCCTTCCTTAGCGAATGAATCTAAGTCAATGTATTCTCCGAAGCTCAATGTACGGATGTCATTGTTCACATGCCAAGTGTAACCATTCAGCCAGAATCTATTGACTTGTTTATCCGATGGCATCTCGTTAAGGAATGCTAACTGCCGAGAAATCTTAACAATGTCCTTATCTGCTTCAATGTCGGTGTAAGATTCGCCTGACAATAGCGCAATGATATGGCATTCAAGTTCAAGTGCAGCAAAGGAGGGATTAGACCTTCCTATTGATGTGTCGTTCTTTAAGTCATCAATGTCCATGAACTGACGAACTGTTATATCTTTCCAAGAATTAGGTAGTTTCATACATCAAGTATAAGGTAAAAATATTGAATTGTTAGTGTTAAATGTTAAAAATTATATCCCCATCCTGACTTGTTCTTGAGATAACACTCAAATCCGATGGCAGTAGCCATGATTCCATCATCGTGGAAGCCATTAGGTGCGCTGTAACGCACATTCCTTGACTTAGCGTTATATTCATAGGTAAACACTTCAAACTCCTTCTGAAGCCAATTATGAGGCATAAAAGACACCTCGTTGTTCTGGTTAGCTACAATCAAGCGTTCAATGATGTCTTGTTTGCTCTTTGATGTGGTTAGAAACGAATCCAGAAAGAACTCTGAGCCGATTTCCTTCTGCAGCATCTCAAACACTACATCGCCAATGGAGTTGATTTCCATTGTAGTCGCACATCTGTACCTCCTTATTGCGTTGCCGATGTGCTTAACGATGGCTGACCATTCCATCTGCCTCCACCTCTCGCAGAAGAACATCTCGCCTCTATCGTTGAAGATTGATAAGACTGTGTAATCGTCTGCCCTGCCGACATCTATTCCTGCGAAACACTTCTCCGTTGATTCGCCTTGTTGCCACTTCATGTTCACAAATAGAGATGCTCCGCCATCAATGAACTCCGCCATGTATTCTTGCCTAAACACATGGTCTGGAAGTGTTGCCCTTGCATCGTCAATCTCCGTTGGATTGATAATCGGATTGTCGTATGAAGTCATGCTGAATGACTTGTACTGCGGATTGATGCCATCAAGTTGAAACAAGTTAAAGAAATGGTTCTTGCCCTTCGGTGTTGATATGAGTAGAACTTTCTTGCCATTGACTAAGACAGTCGCTCTCAATACTTCGCTCCATGCCTTCTCATCCATGAAAGCGAACTCATCGCATATCAAGAAGTCAAAGGTATTGCCTCGAATATTGTCGTAACGCTCAGCTGAAAAGAACTGAATCGTGCTTCCTGTTGCATACTCAATGATAAGCTCAGAGCGATTGACATTCTTGTATATCTTAGGTTTTCTTATGAATGCATTTACTGTTTCTTCAAAGACTTTCTTCGATTGTCTATACACAGGAGATACCCATCCAATCTTAACTTGTTGGTTGTTCAATGCCCAATCAAGCATCTGATTGATACCGAGTAATGTCTTACCGAACTGCCTCCCTATGTTAATCACATAATATTTGTGATTGTCATTGCGGATTGAGTTATGTATCTTGAGTTGGTTCGGATGCGGTGTGTATAGGATTGCTTGTGCCAAAGTCTGCTTTGAATTTACTGTTGCCTCTTATTTCAACTATATTCTGCTCAATATATCCTCTTTTCTTTGCCTTGCATTTAAGATAGAACATTGTCGATAAGGGATTGCCCTTAGCTATCTGTTTGTGGAGATGGCTTTCAGCAAAGTCCAGCGCAACATTCTCAATGTCTTTGACTGCCTTTCGATATAGTCTGTTTGTCTTGAGCCATAAATAATGCGTGCCTCTATCAATGCCTACCTCTCTGCAAGCGGTTGTAACGATGCCTAAACATTTCTCCAATGCCTTAATAGTTGCGAGCTGTCTTATGTCTAACTCCTTTATAGTGTTGATTTTCGTTGTAGTCATTGTGTAACTCCGTTTCTTTTAATTACTAATTTTGAATCTAACTTCTTCATTCTGTCGATAATAACTTGACAATACTTCGGGTCTTTTTTTACCCAACCATCTGCCGTGAACTTTACTATGGCATTCAACACATAAAGTAATCCCATTGCTAACATCAAACCTTTTGCTTTCATTAACCGCCCATTCAATGATGTGATGTGCGTGTAAATATGTTTTATCGTTACAATGCTGACAAGTGTAGTTATCCCTTTTAAAAACCAATATACGCCATTCTTTAAGTTCTGTTCCAAGTCTTGCTCTATCTCGTTCAAGCGATTTACCATCAATAAACGATGGTGCTTTATCTCCAACCATAGCTGAATGGCTGCAACTTCTCGAGCAGTATTTTTTACCGTAATAACTTGTAATTGGTTTATGGCAATATTCACATTCATTTAATTTTCTCCTTTTCTTCCAGCATTCACTTGAACACCATTTTGAATTTTCTGCTCGGTTTGCTCTTATATAATATTCTTTACTACAAACTTCACAAATTTTATTTTTTCCGTTCTTTGCACTCATAGCATAAAGATACAAAATACTGTCAAGTTATCCTAATTTATCCAACCATTTTTTTGTTTCTTCAATACCGTTTCTTTTTATGACAAGCGTTTTATCTAACTTAATCATTCTTTGCACAATAACCTCTGCATACTTGCTATCAAGTTCCATTCCGTAACATTTGCGTTTAAGTTGGTGTGCTGCTACCATTGTTGTTCCTGAACCTAAAAAACAATCATAAATAATATCATCTATTTTGCTACTATTATTTATTGCTCTTGCAGGTAATTCAACTGGTTTTTGAGTTGGATGATAATTATTTTTTGATTCTTTTTTCAATTCCCAAACTGTCTTTTCATCTGATGGTCCAAACCATTGGCAAATTTTACCTTTTTTATAAGCATAAATGCAAGGTTCATAATTTGGAATATATTGAGACATAAATGCACCTAATCCACTTTTAATCTTATACCAACATAAAACTGCTCTTACTGAAAGATTTAATTTATTGAATGAATCAAATGTTTCAACTGCTTTTCCATTTGCATACCAAATATAAAATGCGGAATGGTCATGTGAAAATAAATCAGCATTCATTAAT